AATGTCTCCCTATGTTGACAATAGTGGGTTTTTATCGGCATGTCGCCGTATTTTTGGTCGAGATCTGACTGCTTCAGAGAAGGACACTCTTATCGCTAAGGGTCGTCTCTATGATCTTGGGGTTTTATAGATCTCTTTATAGTAACTGTCTCTATTAGAAAGGGTTAACCCCATGCGTGAACGAACCACTTGGAGTCGTGAAGCTATTATCAAGCTGGCAACCAGCCCAAAGGTAGCTGAAGACCCACGAGCAATGAACCAAGACCACCTTAAGCAACAACCGTCAGCAGACAAGTATGTGACTGGGGACCCTTCGGCATTTGCTGAGGATGTTCATCCTGCCACTGGTACTTGGAAGGCTGAGTACTCTGGTGAGGAAGTTAAGCGTAACGAGATCGGGCTTCCCGAGATGCGTTCCGATACCTTCAATCATGCTGAGAAGACCGCTGCTGATGACGATGATGACGACGCTGAGGATGATGACTTCCTTGAGAAGAAGGCTGAAGTATGCCTCCGTCTAGCTCGTCGAGTTCTCACTAAGACCGCTTCCTCAGAAGTTCTTGAAGACCAAGCTTTGGCTTTCATGCACCTTCCTAACGAGGCTCTTATTGACACTGTTACTCGTCTAGCCGCTCAGGATGAAGAGGAAGAAGAGCAACAGGCTCAAGAGAAGCAAGCTGGCAAGATCCCTCCTCAGTTCCTTGAGAACGTCAAGAAGAAGAAGGAAGAAGCCGCTGAGAAGGATGACGAAGGTCAGGCTCAGCAGAAGCAAGCTCAGCAACAGGAAGAGGAGCAACAGGCTCAGCAGAAGCAAGCTCAGGATGAAGGTCAGCAAGCTCAGGCTCAAGACCAAGGTCGACAGAAGCAAGCTCAGCATGACCAGATTGCCCAACTTCAGCAACAGGCTCAACAGATCCAAGAGCAAATTGCTCAACTTCAGCAACAAGCTCAGGGTCAGCAACAGATCCAGTCTCAAGCCCAACAGATTGCACAAGCAGTGCAGCAAGCCATCGCTCAGGGTCAAGACCCAGCACAGGCCTGTCAGCAACTACTTGCTCAACTCCAGGGTCAGCCTGTAGCTCAGCAACAAGTTCAAGATCCCGTCCTTAGTGATGACCAATTGTTTGACCAAGTTATTCAGCAGCAACCAGTGATGGCCAATGTTGATTCCATGGACATCGAGTTGGAAAACAACCTAATGGACATTGGTACAACTCACCTTGCTAACGAAGATGAGACCCTTAGGGCTCTATTCGCTAATGAGGAAGTTCAAGATGCCGAGGAAGCTCAGCAGATCCAAGAGAAACAAGCTGGTGTTCGCACTGCTTCAACTCGTACTGTTGGTACTCGTCCTACTGCTGGTGTGAGCCAGATTGGTGGAAGAGTTGCTTCATCCTCTACTAACGATGTCGATAAGCTTTCGAGCCTTTGGCAGTCGTCTCCAGATGTACGGAACGTCTTTGGTTCCTAACAACTGTGAGCCCCTCCCAAAGAACCCAAATTAATATGTATATTGTACACCCCGGCAAAAAACTGTAACAGGAGACTTATACAATGCCTCTAGCTAATTCACAAAGCTCGGGTGACTTCAGGGAAACCTCTGGTCGCGTTCAGATTCTACACGAGGGAATTCGTAATTCCTTTGGTGTTCTCTCTGCAGACGCTTTCACACAGTCCAATCCCACGATTGTCACCACCACAGCAAACGTTAGCACCCAGCTAACTGGTATCACCAAGAAGGGCGTTCTTGGAGGTTCTATCGCAGTAACACGTCCTGACGCTGGTAACGGCGTTCACGGTGGCACAGTCCAGGTTGGTGCAGCATACGTTGCTGGCCAGAAGCCCCTTGGTATCTTCATCAATGATGCTCTTGGTAATGCTTTCGAGAACACCCCAGGTGTTGCCTCGAATCGTGGACCGTACCTTTGTGGGCGTGGAACCTACGGCGTTAGCATTTGGGAGACACAGCAGCAGATCAGTGCTTCTACGACTCTCACTTACGCTGCTGGTGATCGTCTTTACTGCAGTGTCAACGGTCTACTAACCAATCGTATTCAGGATGCATACGAGTACAACGTTTCTGGTCAGAATGACCCGGACTTTGTAACCGTAGTGGGTGTTGTGCGAACAGCCCCCGATGCTAACAACACACTCTTGGTGCTGGACCTTCGTATCTGATCGAAGAAGTCAAAACGCCTTAACTAAGGATTTTACTTAAAAAGGAATCACGTCATGCACCAAGTTTCTAATGAACTAAAGCAACAGATCATCTCAGAATACGTCAAGACCGCAGCTGGTCGTGCCAAGCTTGCAGCCTCGATGGTTCAGCCCCTTCGTACCCGTCGTGACTACACCTCGGTAGTTCGCAAGACCTTCTTGGTTGAGCAGCTCCCCGATGGTGCTCTTCCGATTTACGACAAGGATGCCGATGTCTCGGCGTTCGTTGTTGGCGAGGAAGGCCAGAATATCGTTTCGATCCAGAAGCCACGTCGTGTGATCTTCCCGTTGTTCGAGATCGCCTCGAACCCAGAGATCCCACTCACACAAATCAAGGAGCGTCGTTTCGACCTCATCGAGCGTAGTCAGGACTTGGGCAAGGCTCAGATCCAGGCTGCTGAAGATGAGCGCGGATTCGCTGTCCTTGACAGTGTTGCAACTTCTGGCTTTGATACCCTTGCTGGTCAGCTAAACCCTGATATCGCAGTGGTTGCTCCAATCAGCCCAAGCGTCCTTGCAGATGCTTTCGCTGAGGTAGAGCGTCACGACCTTCGTGTTGCCCGTATTTACATGAATGCCGTCGACTATGCCGACATTCGTAAGTTTGGTCGCGATATCTTGGACATCGAGTCTCAGGCAACCTTGCTCAAGACTGGTCTGCAGGCAACCCTTTGGGGTGCTCAGATCATCACAAGCCGTTTGGTACCAGCCGGCTTTGTGTATGTCTGTTGTGAGCCTGAGAATTTCGGCCGCATCCCAGTTAGGACTGAGCTAACGGTTTTGTCTGCTGACGATCCAAAGGCACGTACAATTGGGTTCTCGATTTTCGAGAACCTGGGCATCGGTTGTTTCAACCCACGTGGTTTGACTCGCCTAGTTGTGAACCGAGTCTAAGAAATTAG